ACTTTTTCTTTTTTCTACAAAACCCATACCCCGCCGCGTGCGGGTTTTTTATTATCAGGAGGCAGAATGTCTGCTTTGTATGAACGCTCACAGCTGACGCAGGTGATGATTTCATCTGCCCCGGCGACTGCTGAAACTATGGATAAGGCGGAATATCTGCGCCTGGACTGCACCATCAAGGAAGTGCAGTTCACCGCCGGGCAGAAACAGGATATTGATGTGACCACGCTCTGCTCCACAGAGCAGGAGAACATCAATGGTCTGGGGGCGTCGTCTGAGATTTCCATGTCGGGCAATTTTTATCTGAATCAGGCCCAGAACGCCCTGCGTGATGCCTATGACAATGACACGGTGTATGCGTTTAAGGTGCAGTTTCCGTCCGGTAAGGGCTTTAAGTTCCTGGCGGAAGTGCGTCAGCACACCTGGTCATCCGGTACCAACGGCGTGGTGGCTGCAACGTTCTCACTGCGTCTGAAAGGCAAACCGGTGTCCTTTGTGGTACCGCTGGCGTTTGTGAAAAATCCGGATAAGACACTTACCGTGAATACCGGTGCGCTGCTGACAATGTCAGTCAGTGCCAACGGGGGAACGCCGCCGTATAAATACGCCTGGAAGAAGGATGGTCAGCCGGTTGACGGGCAGACGACAGACACCTTCAGTAAGCCAGGTGCGCAGTCCGCTGATGCGGGGAAATATACCTGTGTGGTGACCGATTCGGCAGAGAAAGCACAGAGTGTGACGTCTGTTGAATGCACCGTGACAGTGAGCGCAGCCGCCGGATAAGGGGATGGGTCATCATGAAAAAGGATCTGAAAACGCTGGCGCTGGCCAGACTGTCAGGGTTTCGTCATAAAACGGTGAAGGTGCCGGAATGGGGTAATGTCAGCGTGGTGCTGCGGGAGCCTTCGGCAGAGGCCTGGTATCTGTGGCAGGAAGTGCTCAATGGTGATGGAGAGGATGACGATACCCTGTCGGTGGTGGCGAAAACCCGCCGTAACCTGGAAGCGGATGTGACGCTGTTCTGCGATGTCCTGTGTGATACGGACCTGCAGCGGGTGTTCACTCCGGACGACCGTGAGCAGGTGCTGGCCGTCTATGGTCCGGTACATGCCCGGTTGCTGCGTCAGGCACTGGAACTGATCGCTGATGCAGAGTCGGCCAGAAAAAAGTAGCCCGCCCGGAAATTCGCTTTCTGATGCGACTTGCGCTCCGTCTGGGGCGCACCTTATCCGAACTGCGCCACAGCCTGAGTGCGAGCGAGGCGATGATGTGGATGGAGTTCGACAGGGTATCCCCGCTGGGTGATGAGCGCGGGGATATCCGTAATGCACAGATCGTGAAAGCGGTTTTCGGGGCACAGGGGATGAATGTTGCACTGAAGGACGCCATGCTCTGCTGGGGCGAGGATGAGGATAAGCCGGAGGTGGATCCGTTTGCGGCGCTGGAAGACGCGCTGAGCCTTGCAGCACAGTCATGAATGATGAGAACCGCTGAGGCGGTTTTTTTACGCCCGGAGAAAGGTGAATGGCGACGTTACGTGAACTGATTATCAAAATTTCGGCAAATTCACAGTCATTCCAGTCGGAGATCCAGCGGGCGTCCCGTATGGGCAGTGAATATTACCGGACCCTGCAGAATGGCGGACGTCAGGCTGCTGCGGCAGCCAGGGAGCAGCGCCGGGCTCTGGCTGAGCTGCACAGCCAGTTGACGGAAATCCGCGCTTCGGCTGTCGGAATGACCGGTGCGTTTGCCGGTGCCTTTGCCACCGGACACCTGATTTCGCTGGCGGATGAATGGAGCTCCGTGAATGCCCGTCTGAAACAGGCATCACAGTCATCCGATGAATTTGCGTCATCACAGAAAGTGCTGATGGATATCAGCCAGCGGACAGGCACCGCATTTTCGGATAATGCGGCCCTGTTTGCCCGTTCGGCTGCCTCGATGCGTGAATATGGTTACAGTGCCGGTGATGTACTGAAGGTGACGGAGGCCATTTCGACAGGGCTGAAAATCTCCGGTGCCAGTACGGCAGAGGCGGGCTCGGTGATCACCCAGTTCAGTCAGGCGCTGGCGCAGGGTGTATTGCGTGGTGAGGAGTTTAATTCGGTCAATGAAAGTGGTGACCGGATCGTACGTGCACTGGCTGCGGGTATGGGCGTGGCCCGTAAAGATCTGAAGGCAATGGCGGATGACGGAAAACTGACAGCGGATAAAGTGGTCCCCGCGTTAATCAGCCAGCTGGGGATATTACGTGATGAATATGCGGCCATGCCGGAAACGGTTTCCAGTAGTATCACGAAGGTGGAAAACGCCTTTATGGCCTGGGTGGGCGGTGCGAATGAGGCCAGCGGGGTGACAAAAACGCTCTCCGGCATGCTGAACGGTGTTGCCGGACAGATTGATAATGTGGCAACAGCCGTGGGCGCGCTGGTTGCCGTCGGGGTTGCCCGGTACTTTGGCAATATGGCCTCCGGAGCGATGTCTGCCACGGCAGGACTTGTGACGGCTGCACGTAATGAAGTTGCACTGGCGGAAGCACAGTTCAGGGGAACGCAGATTGCCACGGCGCGGGCAAGGGCAGCCGTGTACCGTGCTCAGCAGGCCGTGGCGGCAGCCCGCGGCACGGAGATGCAGATTGCAGCAGAGGCCCGTCTGGCGGCCACACAGGAACGCCTGAACAGAAATATTGCTGCCAGAACCGCCGCCCAGAATGCGCTGAACAGTACAACGGCGGTGGGCTCACGTCTGATGAGCGGTGCGCTGGGGCTGGTTGGTGGCGTACCCGGACTGGTGATGCTGGGGGCTGCAGCATGGTACACGCTGTACCAGAATCAGGAGCAGGCCAGGGAGTCTGCGCGCCAGTATGCACTGACGATAGATGAAATCGCGCATAAAACGCCGTCAATGTCTCTGCCTGAAGCCTCAGATAATGAAGGACGAACACGGGCGGCGCTGACAGAGCAGAACCGGCTGATTGATGAACAGGCCAGTCGGGTGAAATCCCTGCAGGAAAAAATCGCAGGATATCAGTATGTTCTGGCGAACCCGGGCTGGACGACCGGTGACGGATTCATGATAAACCATCTGACATCGGTGAAGACCGTAACGGAAGGGCTTGCTCAGGCAACAGAGCAGCTTGCCGTTGAGCAGTCCCGTCTGGCACAGATGCAGGAAAAAGCGCAGTCCATTCAGGATGTGCTTGCCGGGCTGGAAGACCGTCGTGTGGCGTTAATTCGTCAGCAGGCGGCAGAGCAGAATAAGGTGTACCAGTCCATGCTGGTTATGAACGGTCAGCATACGGAATTCAACCGTCTGCTGGGGCTGGGTAATGAACTGCTTCAGCAGCGGCAGGGACTGGTGAATGTGCCGTTACGGCTGCCACAGGCCACTCTGGATGATAAACAGCAGAGTGCCCTGACAAAAACAGAGCGTGAGCTGGCCCTGTCCAGACTGAAAGGGGAAGAAAAAGAGCGTGCCCGGCTGGGGTATGCGGCGGATGACCTTGGTTTTGTGGGTGATTCGTATCAGGAGGCGAGACAACGTTATATCAGTAATGCCCTGGAAGCCTGGCGCAATAACGAGGCGAATAAACCCAAATCCCGGGGTGGAAAATCAGAGACGGAAAAAGCGGAAGACAGTTTTTCCCGGCTGCTGAAGCAGCAGAAAGAGCAACTGGCACTGGTGGGGCAGAATACAGAGCTGGCGAAGCTGAAATACCAGACAGCGCTGGGTGAACTGAAAACCCTGACGGAGATGCAGAAGCAGGAACTGCTGCGTAACGCGACCCTGATTGACCAGCAAAAAATCCGGGAACAGTTGCGATCCCGGGAAGAGACACTGAAGAATGAGAATGCGGCTGCGCGTGCGTCGAATGATGCTGAACTGCTGGGGTACGGGCAGGGGGAGCGAGCCAGAGAACGCATGCGGGAGTTGCAGCAGATCCGCGACAGCTTCCGCCAGAAGGATGCGGACCTTCAGTCTCAGTATCAGACCGGGGATATCAGTGAGGATTTTTACAGACAGGCTCTGGCACAGAACGCGCAGTATCTGAGTGAACGCCTTAAGGACCAGGCAGTCTTTTATGCCGAATCGGATGTGCAGCGTGCGGACTGGCAGAAAGGGCTGCAGGAGGGATTCAGTAACTGGGTGGATAATGCGTCCGATTACGCCTCACAGGCAGCACAGCTGGCGACGGAGGGTATCTCAGGGATGGTGAATAACATCACGGAGATGCTGAACGGAAATAAAGTGGAATGGCGCAGCTGGGCCTCATCAGTGCTGCAGGAAATATCAAAAGTTCTTATGAATGCCGCGATTGTCAACGGAATTAAGACGGCGGCAAACGGTATGTCCGGTGCGGGAGGATTTCTCGGCAGCATTGGTGACTGGCTGGGCGGAGCGGTGGCCAATGCAAAAGGCGGCGTGTATACCTCGGCAAACCTGAGCGCGTACAGCAACAGCATTGTGGACACGCCCACGTACTTTGCGTTTGCAAAAGGGGCCGGGCTGATGGGGGAAGCCGGACCTGAAGCTATTATGCCCCTGACCCGGGCGGCGGATGGCTCGCTGGGCGTACGCGCCGTGGGCAGTATGAACGGCAGTGCTGGTCTGGTGTATTCCCCGGTCTACCACATCGCCATTCAGAATGACGGGGCTAACGGACAGATAGGGCCGGAGGCGGCAGGCAGTCTTGTGCAGCTGATTGACCAGCGGGTGCAGGCGGTGATGCTGTCCATGCGACGTGACGGAGGAATGCTGAGTGGCTGAGATAAAAACGCTGCATCTGGTCCCGCGTGAAGGGATGCAGGTGAGTGAGAAGCCGTCGGTGGTGAGGGTGCGGTTTGGTGACGGTTATGAACAGCGCCGCCCCACAGGGCTGAATCCTCAACTGAAGACGTTTCAGGCGGTGTTCCGGGTGACGGATGAGTCAACCCGGCGCTGGCTGGATGAATTTTTATCCTGGCATGGTGGTTACCGTGCCTTTTTGTGGCGACCGCCGAAACATAACCGGACGGTGAGGGGTGTGTGCCGGGAGTGGAGCGTCACGGATAACGCCCGGTACAGTGATTTCAGTTGCACGATAGAGCAGGTGGTGAACTGATGCAGAATATTCATGAAGAAAGCCTGAACGAGTCGGTTAAGTCAGAGCAGTCACCGCGGGTGGTGCTCTGGGAAATCGACCTGACGGTGCAGGGCGGTGAGCGGTATTTTTTCTGTAATGAGCTGAATGAAAAAGGGGAGGCGGTCACCTGGCAGGGGCGGCAATATCAGGTATACCCGATTGACGGCAGTGGCTTTGAGATGAACGGGAAGGGCAGCAGTGCCCGCCCGTCGCTGACGGTGTCCAATCTGTTCGGTCTGGTCACCGGAATGGCGGAGGATTTGCAGAGCCTGGTGGGTGCCACGGTGGTCCGCCGCCGGGTGTATGCCCGTTTTCTGGATGCGGTGAATTTTGTGGCGGGCAATCCGGAAGCGGACCCGGAGCAGGAGCTGAGAGACCGCTGGGTGGTGGAGCAGATGTCAGAGCTGACGGCCATGACAGCCTCGTTTGTGCTGGCAACACCGACGGAGACGGACGGAGCGCTGTTTCCCGGTCGCATCATGCTGGCGAACACCTGTATGTGGGATTACCGGGGAGATGAATGCGGTTATCACGGTCCTGCGGTGGCGGATGAGTTCGACAACCCCACCACGGATATCCGTAAGGACAGATGCAGCAAGTGCATGCGCGGGTGTGAGATGCGCGGCATGGTGGCTAATTTTGGCGGTTTCCTTTCCATTAATAAACTTTCGCAGTAATGGATTATGCCCACCATCAGGTGGGTTTTTTATCTTCGCCGTACATGCTGCTGAGAGTCTTAAGAAGAGCCTCCCTAAATTTTTCAGATTCTTGTTGAGCAAAACCTTCTATTGATCTTGGTGATTTTTCTTCATCAATAGCAGCTTGCAAGATCATAACTATTTCTGAATTTAATGAGCGTCCGTTTTTCGATGCTCTTATGGTCAGGTCGCGCTTGAGGCTATCTGGCATTCTTACGCTATATGGGGCTATGTCTCTAACCTTCGTCATACTTACACCGTGATAATCACATTGATATCACAGTGTATTCAAAAAAACTTTGACTTGATATAGTCACAGTGATACGTTTGTGATTCATAATAACTCACGCGGTGGCGGTATGGAAAAAGAAGTTAGCAGAATTTTGGTGAGAATACCTCAGTCGCTAAAAGATGCGATTACAGGAAAGGCCAAAGAAGAATGCCGGTCGTTTAACTCGGAAGTGATGTGATTGCTGGACAGCCTGAAGAGAGAGGGGATAACGGTATGAGTAAAGAATGTTGTTTTTTGCGGCATTAGCGAATCAGACGCTGATCAAACATACATTTACTCTAAAGAAACAGGTCGGATGCTGTGTAGTGACTGCGTGTTTGACATCATAAGATACAAGTATCTTGGATGTTCTGCCAGCATTAGCAATATAGGTGAAGTGTACGAAGGGAAAGATATAACTGATAGAGCAGAAAGTTGAAGCCCCAACTGCTGTAACAGTCAGGGCTTCGTTATCAACAAATCGGCTTAGGAAATATTGACATGAAAAGTATAGCAAAGGCACAAAACGATTTCACTATCTTCAAATTCGGCGACAGTGAAATCCGCGTCATCAACAAGTGCGGTGAGCCGTGGTTTGTAGCTAAAGATGTTTGTGATGCTTTAGCTTTGACTAACTCACGCAAGGCGCTTACTGCACTTGATGACGATGAAAAGGGAGTAACTTTAAGTTACACCCTTGGTGGTGAGCAGAATCTAAGCATTGTGAGCGAATCAGGTATGTATACATTGGTTCTGCGCTGCCGCGATGCAGTCAATAAAGGTTCAGTCCCGCACAAATTCCGCAAGTGGGTAACAGCAGAAGTTCTGCCTTCAATTCGCAAACATGGCGAGTATGTAAAAGGAAAGAAAACCACTGTTGAGGAAAGAACACCGCTACGCGATGCAGTAAACATGCTGGTAGGAAAGAAAGGACTTCGCAATGACGATGCATACAATATGGTTCATCAGCGTTTTGGTATTGACAGCATTGATGAGCTTTCAATTGAACAAATCCCGCTTGCCGTAGAGTACATCCACAGGGTAGTGCTTGAAGGTGAATTCATTGGCAAACAAGAGAAGAGCACCAACGAGCTTTCCGCAAAAGAAGCAAACAGCCTTGTATGGCTATGGGATTATGCCAACCGCTCACAGGCATTATTCCGCGAACTGTATCCGGCGCTAAAACAAATTCAATCGAACTATTCCGGCAGATGCTACGACTACGGTCATGAGTTCTCGTATGTTATTGGAATGGCGAGAGACGTTTTAATTAATCACACACGAGATGTTGATATCAATGAGCCAGACGGACCAACGAATCTTTCCGCATGGATGAGACTTAAGAATAAAGAATTACCTCCTTCACCGCATCACTACTAACAGATTGCCAACGAAATGACCCAGCTTCGGCTGGGTTTTTATCAGGAGTTCTCATGCTCTATAGCAATATATTGGCGCACGCCCGGCGATGTGCACCAGCGGAGTCGTGCGGCTTCGTGGTGAGAACGCCGGAAGGGGAAAGATATTTTCCCTGCGTGAATATCTCCGGTGAGCCGGAAGATTATTTCCGGATGTCGCCGGAGGACTGGCTGCGGGCAGAAATGCAGGGGAGATTGTGGCACTGGTCCACAGCCACCCCGGTGGTCTGCCCTGGCTGAGCGAGGCCGA